TGCGGAGTCCGGTTCCCTAGATATTGGCCATGAGGTATAAATGCCACCCCATAATTGACCGGTGTTATATCTGCTCCTCCTAGTTGAGCTTTTCCCCAAATTCCTTTCTTTCTCAATGACCCTCTCATAAATCGGTATTGTAATCCAAAATGAGATAGCGGATACATATAATTTTCCACTTGATAATTATATCCCGCCACATTATCGGAACTTCCAAGGAAAGGTTGTACTTCTTCCACTTCGAAAATGGCATATGATAATCCTGTATTGGCCGGTGGTGTTGTCGTGTTAAATAATGGAGTATAACCGTTTGGTCTGTCGTCTCCTCCCGATGCGACTGCTACTTGAGCCACATATGGATAATATGTACGTGCTCTTGTTGGATAATATCTCCTCAGTAGACTCCTAATATCTTGAATCGCCGCTTTCTCGCCGAAATGTAATTTATCCGACATACATTTAGCGTCCCCAAGAGGCGATATTGAAGTACTTCCCGTTACCTTTGATGGTGCCATTGGTGGTTCTGCTGTTGCATCTGTTCCTGATTTTGATGCTGCGCTATCTCCTTCTGCCCGTAGAGCGCGTATCGGAAGTCTCGAATAACCAGCCCCATTTCCACTTTCGGTATATGATGGAATTGCCTGAGCATTCCTCTGCAATTGGAATGCATGTTCCCTATTATAAGCCTTGCCTGTTGCTGATGAATTGATCGGAACATGAAATTCAGTCTCTTCTCCGAAAGATGCCCAAACTGTCATGTTAATGGTTTGTTGTGCGCATGTAGCGCTCCCTAATGGAACTCTTACTACCACGCAAGCCGTTGCTGTAAAATCAATATTAGCATCCACTGCTGGTCCATTAATAGAAATGTACGATTTTGGATTGTAATATGGAACTAATAATCGATATTTGACATTTGTTGCTGGGCTTAGTTTACCCGGATTCAAACCATCCATACTTTCAAATTGTATGTTTTGCCATTGATTTATTATTCCGATATCGGTGAATGGTACTGCAAATATTCTCAGCATTCCCAATTGTTGTCTCATACCAGTAAGTTCAAAATCCAATGCTATTGTTGGTTTACAATACACAAAACGTTCAAATGCTGCTGACTGCGTATAATTCACAATTACGTCCTGTGGTATTTTCAGCGAGCATATTAACGTTCCCGCCGTTTGAGAAACCGACCATGCGTAGGTATTCACCCACACTCGACGATTAACCATATCTTGCAAATTCCACCGGATATCTGGCATTGATGTTCTACCCAAGGCAGATGTTACTTTAGGCGCCAATGTTGGTCCACTAACTTCTATGTCTCTTTGCGCTTCTAATATGATACCTTTCGTGTTATCGCTCGTTCTAATCGCATCAACCTTTGTTGCTGTGGATATTACGTTACTAGCCGTTGCTGCGGCATCTCCAACCGAAATTGGTTCACCTTCTGCTCTCACAGGCTCAATTCGATTATCTTCGCATTTTGATGTAAACAGACGGTGATAATAGGTATAATCTCGAATTTTTACCCAATATTTCGGTTCTAAAACATTCAATATTTTCTTCCGAAAAATATCAAATTGCACTTTTCCGTAGTCGTACATAAAATGTAAAGCATCGTTTAGGTTATCAATTGACGCTTGTTCCCATGTTATATCGGAACATTCCTTCGTCCAGTTGGTAAGTTCTTTAATCGTTCCGATTTCTATCGGAGCCAACATACGTCCAAAATCATCTGGTCTAAAACCACGCTTCAGAAACGTTAGCCTTTCAATTGGTATTATTTCCGCTGGCCCCGATTTCGTCGCATTGGTATATTCCAAATTAAGTTCTCTCAACCCTTCTGCTATTATCTTCGGATTAAACCACGATAAAATCTCTGGCCTTATTGCCACTATTCCATCATCTCCGTAAATAAAAAGAACTACATATTGGAGAAAATCCGTTAACGAATTATATTCTGGTGGTGCTTGCTTATAATAAATATACAACATTACCATAAAATGTAT